GGAATACAGCCGTTTATTTAATGTATGCATTGGCCAGGTGTAAAGCTATTATTAGGAAAATACCGAATATAGAAAATATTGCGCATGGTGATATAATTTTAGATAGTATAGAATCAAGAAATTTGGCATTTAAATTAGCGAGGTATCCAGAAATAATAAATGATACTATTACACAATTAGCGCCACATCATTTATGTAATTATTTGTATGATCTTGTTAATTTATTAAGTAAATTTTATTTAAAGGACAGGTGTATTGATTTTAACGATAAGGGCGAAATTATTCACATTTATGATTACCGAGTTAGACTGATAAATTTGGTTATGTTTGTTATAACCAAATTATTTGATTTGATTGGTTTGGAACAAATTGAGGAAATGTAGTTTAAAAGTGGCGGATATTACATCTGTTCATCATAAAAAAAATCCCATCTATATTTAAAGACATTATGTTACTTATCGTCCAAAATGGATTAGATATTCCTTGTATTCCTAAATATTTGGACGAAGAATATGAAATTATTAAATCGTACGAATACAATGTTTCGGAAATAGATTTAAACAAATATACTATTGTTATTATTCTTGGTGGTTATCAATCGGTGACATCAATACACCAATATCCTTATTTATACGATGTTGTTAAACTTATCAATAAATGTATTGAAACTAAAAAACCATTGTTTGGAATTTGCCTTGGTTGTCAATTAATTGCTTTTTCGCTTGGATGCCAAATTAAATCTTCTACTAAATTGAATATTGGATATGATGCCAAAATTATGGATTATAAAAATATTTTTAGATCTCATATTGATTATATAATTCCGAATGCCCTAATAAATATATCGGATTATTTTGATACAATGCCATATTTGTACACGTATCAAAATTATGTTTATGGAATCCAATGTCATCCCGATGTTTCCCCAGAATGTGTTCAAAGATATTGCAATAATAGCCAATGCAAAGAATATGCTAACCAAAATAAAAACAAAATTGATGCAACCAATAAAGCAGTTATGACAGAAATTTTAAATAAACTTCGCCAAAACATAAAAAAAATTGAATAAAAATCTTCTTATCTCATCTTATTTGAAAATACAATTGATTAATTTAATTCTATCGATAAATGGACAATTATAATAAACAAGCAGAGCGATATTTTAATGGTTCTGTATTTAATCAAATGAATAAAAGCGCACCAACAGTACCGACTTGGGATTCATTAATAAAATCAACAATGACCGTAACCACAGATTTTCATCAACTCAAAAAATTAGCTGCTGTCGAAAGCGATAATTATGTAGCCGAACAATTATTATCCGCTTGCAATAAGGGAATAATTCGAGATGTTGAACTATTTGTTATAGAAGCGGTTGTGCGTGGTTTAAGTGAAGCCATAAATCGATCACTTTGTGACGCTGCTGAAAATTGTCATGTGGCGATTATGGATTTATTATTGCAAAATGGTGCTGATATTAATTATCAAGATGAACTTCCTCTTCGCAAAAGTATTAAATCAAGACACCTAGAATCTGTTAGTTTTTTATTGAATCATGGCGCAAATGTTTGTTTATACGATAAATTTGTGATGATGTGTTGTAAATCAGGTGATTATCCTGATATTTTACAACAACTCATTAATGCTGGTGCGGATGTATTCACACATTATCATAAATGTGTTAATTATTGTTTGCAAAAAGGTTATAAAAATTCAGCCGCTATTTTGGTTAAATACAGTTGCAATAATCCCCGAATTAAAGAACAAAATCAAAAAGAAGATATGGAAAAAAATCGATTAATTGAACAGTTCGACACAATGTTACAATTCAGTGATCAAATATCAAATGATGAAGAATCTTTATCATATCATGATAGTGGGGATGAACGCGATATTGATGAACTTTTGACAGGTGAAGAATATGAAGAAGAAATAGGTACCACGGATGAATCTAATACAACCAATAATAAATAAAAATATGGATACATAAAATAATTTTTTATTAAAATTTTAACATAAAATTATTATAATATTCAATCTACTTCGATCACCCTTGGGCCGTGACCGTGGTCAGAATCTAATATATGTGGTTGCGTACCCGCTTCAATCACACGATGACCATCACTAATTTGATCATAACCAGAAAAATATTGTCTCAAATTATTTAAATGTTCCTCATTTTGAAACAATTTTTCATTAATATTTACTGTCCGTAAACATGTCATAATATTAATATCTGTGTTCATATTATAATTAATATTGACCGAATATGGATGATTTAATGCCAATGTATTACCAAATGTAATCAACATTTGTTTCAATTCTTGTTCGGATAATGACCTAACAAATTTTTTCCACTGAGTATTATATTTTTGATTATTCATTGAAATCAATGGAATTACATGATCGGAAGTAATTGTGTATAATCCCGAAAATTTTTCATCAATTTCCGATATTTTATAATCATTAAAAGAATCAAATAGTTCAAAATGTTTGGAAATTGCTTTATAAATATTTAATTTTTTATCATCAGTATGTCCGATAATATGGGCATGATAAAATTCTTCATGGTTATCAAAACCAATGTCCAAAAATTTAAAATCCATTGAATTAATTTTTTGGGCAGATTCAAATATAATCGGATTTATTTTTTCCATAAAAAATCCCAGTTCCTCATAATTTAATTTTTTATGGCATATTATTTCCAATAAAGCAGGAGGAAAATGAAATGGTAATAAACAACCAGATTTAATAACCATTGCAACAAAAACTACAAAACTTTCAATATTTTCATCTAATTGCCAAAATTCACAATTATCATTAATATCAAAAAAATATGGATGTGTATTGATCATTATAGTATCTGTTAATTCGTTACATAAATGCGTATATACTTGTCGTGTAGCTCCTTTACCATAAGCAAAATTGTCACGATATTGATTTTCAAAATTAAAATAACATCCGCGATATATTTTAATATACTCCAAAATATTTAATAAATTATTTGTTTCTGGATAAAATACGATACTTTCTTTTTTTTCAAAATGAAATAATGGTCCATTCTTGGTTTGAGTAGATGCATGTGGTTCTCTAAAATTGTCTCCCGAGACTAAATCTGGTATTTCGCCATCCAATGAAAAATCTGGAGTAGCTGGTATAGCCTCATCTAGTGGTAATACTTCGATATCCGAAGTATTGCCCGGATCGGATATTTCACCAAAATGACCATGTGTTTCGTCAAATATTCTATTAAATGTTCTTGATTCGAACCAAAGATCAGATCCGGATCCAAATGCAGCAATTCTATCATGTCTTGTCATACCAGTTTCTGATGCTATATTTCTTCTAGGATTTGTACATGGTCCCCTGTTTGATGATTCAATATTCTCAAAATAGTTTATTAAATTATTAACAACTGTATGTGGTTCTTGGAAATTTTCTGGGGTAAAAGATTCTTCATCTTCTTCTGTCCGATAATTAATATGAGGATCACTAGCTGTTGTATTATTTTCAAAACGATTTATTAAATTTTGGACACCAGGAAAAGAATAAGATGACGATCGTGTACTTTGAATATTATTATATGATAATGGTACAAATTCTGGATTATTATCTGAAAGAAGTTGAGTAAATGCACGGGCAAATACGTAAAGATTTACATCATGACCATCAAAATCATTTCTATTTTCATTAGACATGGTATGTTTGTTTGTATTACCTATTATTATTTATTTCATAAAATCATACACTTTAAATATTCAATTTTTTAATATGGGTACATTTTATTTGGCAGCGCTATATATGATTGTAAAAATGGTCCTGGGATAGAATGTGTTGTTGGATAAACAATTGCACTATTTTGTTTCGGGTAAATAGTGTGTTTCCTTTCCCAACCATTTTTAGGATTAGCGCAAACTTCGCGTAAAGGATACATAATTGGTCCAGTCACGGTACTCAAACCCTGTAACTGTGGCTTGCCATTATAAAAAACATTGATTTGGTGTTTGGGGGATGGTGCTTGAACAAAATTCATGGGATAGGGATGTTTTTGTGTAGGTATCCATTTTTGTGCCGGTAATGAAAATAAAACGGGTAATTCGATATTTTGTTCGTAGTCACAAAAATTTGCCATATATAACTATAATTCGGTGAGAAAATAAGCCTACAAAAAATTGAATATCAAAATGCTATAATATATATTGCTTATAACAGTTATCCAAATAATTTAATTCTTATCCAAAAATGATGAATATGTCTAATCGTAACACATTTTTATCAACCAATGTCCAGCAAACTTATTTTCTTTTAACCATAAGCATTGTTTGTTTTTTGGTAGGAATGCATATTCCTTTCAGTATGGGAATAGTTATTGGGTCTCTTATTATTAGTTTTGTTTGTTTATTTATTATGATGACAACCGAATCTCCATACGCATTATTTGCCATGGCATTAACCATGGGAATTTCGCAGCGACCAATGGTATTATATACAAATATGATCGATTCATCAATTATTGTTGAAGCATTAGGATCAACATTATTGGTATTTATTGGTCTTACTTATTTAGCATTTACTACTACAAATTATTCAACGTTTGCGCTGTATGGATTACTTTATAGCGGTTTATCATCAATTATTTGCATAAGCTTAATGAATATTTTCTTTCAAAATACTTTTATTGAATTATTGATGACATTTTTTTCTGTTATGCTTTTTTCTGGTTTTATTATTTTGGATACGCATAGTTTAATAAAAAATACAAGTAGATCACCTGTTATGCATGCCGCTCAATTATTTTTGGATTTTGCCAATTTGTTTGTTGATTTAGTTAAATTACTGAGAGATTTAAAAAAAAGAAATTAATTAATACAATAAATAATTAGGCATATCTATAAGAATTTATAGATATGCCTAATAGTTTTTATACAAATCATATGATAAATAAATTATTACAGTGCACATGATTTTTAACTAAAAACTTCTCCCGGATGCGATACCACACCACGTCCTGGAAAATTTCCGTTACGAACCAAATGGTCAACCACAACCTGCCATTCTGGAAACCGCATAACTTTACCACACGTGGAACAGGTCATCAATTTTTGTCCTGGTTTACATTGTAACTGTAACTGAGCATAATATGCTGCCTGTTTAGCATGATATGCAGCCTCCTGTTCGCGTATTTTTTGGGCAGTTGATTTACCCATGATGCGGATAATAAAATTATTTATTAATTAGATTATCTAGATTAGTATCATTAATATATTAATTATTTCAATTTTTTGAAATAACTAATTTAATTTTTTTTGGGATATATATTTACATTCACGTTACTAATAAAAAATTGAAAATAAATTAATCTGGCCATCATATTACCAAATAATAATAATAATAATAATAAAATGAATTTCATTGTCACAAACGGAATTGTCAAACCAGTTGGTCGAGCTATTGGTGCAGCTCCATTCAATAGTCAAACATCCGGATGTGATGTAATGCACAACGGTAAGGCGTGTTGTTCCAACAGTGCAACTAAACAAGAAGTTAAAAAATCCGGCTTGCCCTATTGCAAAAATGTTAAATAATAATAAATTAGTGATCAATTATTTATTAATTATTTAATTATTCAATTAAAAAATTAATAACTGCCAGGCAAATAAGGATTTTTTTCCATGAGATTTTTGATACCCAATAAAAATTCTTTTTTGCGAATATTAATATCAATTGTATCACGAATATCATGATTATCTGGTAAACAAGGTTTTTCCATTAGATTTTTTATTTGAACCACCAATTCTTTTTTGTTAGAATAAGCATCATCAGCATCTCTTGTGTCATCATATTTAATATGAATTTCATGTGGTGTAATTTTTTTGGTACAACATGGGCCATATTTTTCAAAAATATGAATAATATTACTAGAAATGGCTCCAATATTTTTACCATAAATATTTATGGTGCGGTTTTTTTTTTGAATACTAATTTCATTAGGTTCAGCATTACTAGTGCGATTTGATAACTCGGCATTAATTTTATTTGATAAGCAAAGCAATTTTTCTGTTGGTATCAATGAAATAAGTAATGCACATTCTGGATTATCGTAATTCATGATTGAATAATCTATTATATACTAAATAATACCAATATAATCTGTATAAAAATATATGTTAATTTTTAAAATTTAATGTACAGTTTAGGTAAAAAAAAGTGCATTACATGTCTTTGCCCAAACAACAGATTAGCATTAAAAATAACAGTCAAGAAAATAAAAATGTGGAAATCGAAAAATCAGATAATTTTTTCAATCAATGGGCTGGATCCTCAAATTAAAAAAATTGATTATTTTAAAGATTCAATTGATTAATTCCATTAATAATTTTTATAAATGGGTAATTTATTGGACACTGATAAAAATTCCAAAAAAATTAATTCGATTTTTTGGCACAGATTATATAATATAAATCATGCATTATATGTATATTCCAAAAAATCATATTGCGCAAGATATGTTTTAAATTTAAAAGAAAATTATTTTTTGGAACTGGAAACAAATAAATGTGATTGTTGCTGTTATAGAAAAAAACGTTTATTGTATGCCAAAATTAATTTGGATACCGGAAAAATAAATAATTCAAAAATTATTCTTCGAGGTATTACCGATGCGGGTAATATTCTTAAAATTATTATTTATAACCAATTTAATACTAAAATAAATGGATATCGCACGGATATTCATATTGGAAAAACATATTTAAATGATTTTTTTCTTTGTGATATTAATGAAAAAAGAAAAAAATACAAAATAATTAGTAGTCCAAAACCAAAAACTATTCAGATACCGGATACACAATGTTTGTGTGTAATATGTATGGATGAGCCAGCTAATATGGTTATAATTCCATGTGGCCATATGGTAATGTGTCAAAATTGTTGTCATAATGATATAACATTTTGTCCAATGTGCAGAAAATCATTTACTAAAGATCAATTACTCCGAGTTTATAAATCTTAATCCGATTCGATATTTAATTAACTAATTATAATTATTTAATTAAATAGTTCCCATACTTGATTAATACCATATGTTACTAAACAACTAATAAGATCTGTTCCAGAATTAATTTTTTTGGTAATGGCGCGAATTTTATTTTTGTTATGAGCATATTTAAAATATTTGGTGGTTATTTGTATGAGATAAACAATTGGCATAGCGTATGGTTGAATTAATTTAATATGTGGCACAAATTGTAAAATATTATCCGGATTAATATTATCTTTCCATTTATTAGCAATAATATTCAAAAGTTTATCTATTCCATCTGTGTATCGAATTATTTGTGGTTCCAATTTTAGTTTAAAATCTTTGATCGTTAATATGTCTTGACCTGTACCGATTTGATTCATAATAATAGGATAATAATTAACTGATGCTTCAACTGTACTAAAATAAAAATATTCAATGAAAATTTGTTTATTGTTTTTGGGTATGTGGTGTGAATTCGAAAAAAAAGCCAATAACCTTAATAGAGTTTCTTCACGTATATTTATTGATAATGGTGCTAAATAAATACTTGCACGTAAAGAATCTCCACATAATACGGCACCAATATCAATCATATTATTTTCGGCAAATTTAATAAAATATTTCCACTGCGGATAACGAGATATCGTATCTATAACCGCACCAGTTTTAATTTTTAAAAAATACTTATTTTGAATTTTGGATGGAGAATACGCACGTTCCATTATTCGTATAGTAGGATTATCCGTTTTCGTTTCTACAATTTCTTCGATTATTTTATTAAATAAAATTTCTTTGATGACAACACACAAAAATGCGGTGCTATTTTCCGAATCTGTTTTTTGTTTGGGCAATTTATCAAATAAATGCACATGAATAGAATTTATTAGCAATTTTAGATTTAATCCTTTTGGATCATTTTGTTGTACATTGTAATCATCTATAATTGCAGAACGAAGATTTGCTAATGTTGTTGTTAATATTTTAATACTTGGCATATTTATTAAAGGAGCAATAATTTGTTTAGTTAAAATGTCCGATGATAATATATTTTTGGTTGTTTCGTTTAAGGTTTTTTCTAATTGAAAAATATTTTGTGATACCATACTTCTTTCCAAAGCTTCTTGTAATTGTTTAATTGCTTCTGGTGAAATTTCGAATTCTGGTTCTGCTTCCTTTTCTGTTTCTGGTGTTAAAGTCCCAAATAAATAATTAAATTTATCAAATATTTCTGGATCTAAAAATAGTTTTATCATGGACGCTGATATATATTTTTCTGATATATATTCTGCACATATTTTTGCGACTAAATATTCATTCATTAGTATATCAAGCGCAATATCTGTAGCCGATTTTGTATTAAAACAAATATTGGCGCTATTGATACAAACACCAAAATTTACTTTTTCATATTCAAAAAATACACCCGATTCTTGAATTCCAAGATTGATTAATGTTGGATCGGCATTAGGTACTTCTTCCAAGAAATCTAATGATGGAGCCAAATCCATCATACTTGCTGATAAATCGGGTTCTGGTAGGTGTAATTTTGTGGTATTTAATGGTTCAGTTTTAATAGTAAATTTATTAATGGTGTTAGTTGCAAAATTAATAATTTGTAAAATATTAGTAACTCGTGCATGCATAGCCAATATGTCCACAGTTTTATTAGTTTTTATCACTTTTATTGTTTTGGATAATGCATTAAATTGTGGTGACTGTAATATGGTATCAATAAAAATAATTTTATTTTCATTACTGGAAATTATTTTATCAAATATACAAATAACATCACCGTGTTCGATTTTAGTATTAAATATTTCTAAATCATTACCAATTATTATACTATTTGTATCTATCTTAAATATATCATCCCCATATACAATATTTGTAGAAATATCGTTTATTTGGAGAAATTTTTTTTTCAGGGATTTTTCCGATGATTCTTGCAATGATTCATCCAGAGAAATTACAATTAATTTATCACCGAGAGTTTTTATTGCGCCAGAATAAAATTTAATATATGCTATTAATCCATAAATATTTCCAATTTTTATTTCTAATGATTTATTAAAACAAAGAGTATTATTTTGAATATCTAGTGTTAGTAAACTATTCTCCGATGAATCATTTCCTTGAAATAAAATAAAATCATCAATCTCAAAATATGATAATTTATTAACTATTACTGTGCCAGTACAAATATTTAATCCAATATTTTTTGCAATTAATTTGTCCATTATGAAAGTATCAACCAATAAATTTAATTTAAGATTATTTTCGGATTTTTCCGTGTAGAAATCGGGTATATATCGAACCAATGCTGGATCCACCATAATTTCCTGAATCGTAATATCAATATTTTTTGTGTCAATAATAATATTTTTCATTTCAAGTAACTTAATCGGATTTTTTCCAAAAGAATAAATCAAAAAATTATTGATACTAATATTATTATTATTATTATACGTGGTATTGTGTATGGTAATTTTAAAATGATTTAATAATGTGATTTCTATTAATTTAATTTCCATATTGATTCTATTAAAAAATTGTATCAATAATTGATTAATTTCTTTATATGCATTCAATAAATCTTGATTTTTGTCGATTATTTTACTTGCGGCAAAATAAGAATTTGTATTTTCAAGAGCACTCAAATAAATACTTTCAGAATTTTGCGAAATGGAGACTGTTAAACTGATATTTGGAATAGTAATTTCGGTTAACTCAGTTAATATAGCTTTCCATGGTACTGAAAAAACTAAATCATTAATTGTGCCTTCTATAATTTTAATTGTATTAAGTCCAACGTCTTGTTCAATTTCTTTCAACAATAACGGATACAAATAAAAAATATCACGATCATTTTTGCATTCATTTGATTTTATAATTTGATCCATTTCCATTTTTAGTAGTCGTTGGCCGTACAAATTAAATATCAATGAAATGGCATTTACAGCAACGAAATTAGCTTTATCTAGTCCAAATTTAAATGGACTAAGACATATATTTTTTAACCATTCGGCCATCTGCTTATTATAATAAGTATAGGTTTTAAGTTATTGTAGGGAGTCCGATATGCAATTTTTTTTAAATTTTGTTTTTTTGATAAAAAATTGATTATGTAATACCCTCACTGATATACTAATAAAAAAAGCATTAATTAATTAATTTTTGTTAGATACTATGCAAACCAATCAAAATATTGATACGTCTAACAATAAAAGTTTAATTGTTGGTCCTGATTATGGTCATTTAATTGGGCTTCATACAAATGGAGCAATAGTTGAAGCATTTATTTCATTATTGTTTTCAAAAAATACAAAATTTGATCTAAAAACTATTATGTTAATGATCCGTAATATGGTTATATTGGTAGTTGTAAAAATGGTGTTAGAAGATTCAAAAACCTATTTGGACAAATTCAAATTTACAAATCTTAACTTTTTTAAATATGGATATCAATATATGAAATTTTCGGAGGTTAAATACGATCTAGTACAAGTATGTAACAAATGGATGTACAAAAATAATTATATCGCAATCAATACTTTGACCAATTTTTTAGAACAAAAATCTATATTTATTTCGCAACCATCGGTTTACTATTATAACGAAGGAAGATATCTAATTAAAACCATAATATCGACACATAAAATTACATTTGCGATACCAAATGTTTCATCCATAATTCGGTATATGGATGATCTTTTACATAAAAATCAAGAAATAGTTTTTGGTGGAAAGACAATTATATCCAAAATAATTATTACACAATCGAATGTTATTAGAATTGAACCAGTTCATTCTGCTTATGCATTTCCAACGGAAAACTATTTGAAACTTGAAGAATCAATCAAAAATTATTTTTTGGTGGATACTATTTTAAATACATCATCATCACCATATTGTGTTAATTTTGATGGTCCACCAGGTACAGGAAAAACAACATTTGGTAATTATATCGCATTATCCGGCATATTTGATAGAATATTTATTTGTAATTTGGTTCAAGCATCCAATATTAATTTTCAAGAACTTGTAACAAATTTGGACAGGCAAATATCAAACACTAGTAATAAAAAAATAGATTGCGAATTCAATTATATTCTAATAATATTTGATGAAATTGATAAATGGTTAGAAAGTTATATATCAAACCAAATACATAAATTACGTGACGAAGCCAGAACAAAAAAACAAATTTCTGGCGAAAAAAATATCGAAACAGAATCACATGATAAATTATCACAGAGTGAAGAAAATGATAAAAAAATGCAAATCAGAATGGAATTTTTAGATCAATTGTATAAACTACTTGAAGGACAAATTTTACCTGACACGCGAAAATATGTTTTAATTTTTAATACGAATAATTTTAATGAAATATTTTTAAATGTGGACAAACGATTTGATGCATTATTGGATCGTTTTGATAAATTTAAATTTGATTTAATTGGTAAGGAAGACATAATTATTCATATCGAAAATTTAAGCAAAAAATTAGAAAACCACGAATTTGATAATATGGATAAAAACAAAAAATTATTATGTAAGGAAACTATTAACAGATTATGCCAATATGATAAAAATATTTTTGACCAAATACCAGAAAGTATAAGAATTTCTTATCGCACTCTGCATAAAATACTAAAAAGAAATTCTTATAAAATTGACAAAATGATTAAAGAATTATATCATTATGATAATTTGATTATTTAATCAAAAATAAAACTCTCAAAAAATTGAAAATATCACCACCTACCGATAATATATACTCTATAATTATACAGATACTTGTGTCAAAAAAACATTTTTATTTATCTAACAAATACTATAACAAAAAATGGAACTTGAAATTAAAATAGATTTAGGCAAAACTAAAACTTTCGCGTCATTATTTAACAAAAAACCGATTTTTACGGGAAAAGCTGAAGAAAAAAATCAGACAACAAATTTATCATTTGATCGCAATGATTTTAGAAATGAAAATAGATCAGAACGTAATGATTTTTCGAGTGAAATTAGATTACCCTCTACAGAACAACCTATTATATGCGGACAAGATAATCCCGCAAAGGGTGTTTGGTCTAAACCACCTACAATATCGAATTTATCCACAAACAATAATAATCAGCATGAAAGAAATGTTGACCATATGCGTCTGTCTGTTGAAAGGAATGAGGTAAGATGGAAAAATCCTATTACTATGACACATGATATAAATTCATTGGCGCATATCATACATAATCTGAAAGAAAAAATAAATATAAAAGCAACAGAAAGAATATCTGCTGATTTTTGCAATGAAGATAATCAACGCATGCATAAATTCCAAAAAAAATTTATGGAATTAAGAGATGATTGGAATATTTTGGTGGATTTAATACTGGTAGAAGTCGGTAAATTAGATACTATGTGCATAACTGATGATTTTTTTGGTTTCAAAGAAATATTATCACATTATTTTCTTAACATCGCATTATCATATATTATTATTGGTCCAGAAACTAGTTGTGGTCCGGGTATTGATAATTTGCAAACAAATAAAATAATAAATAATAATAAACCTACCATTCGACAAAAAATAAAAGCATTTCTAGTGAAATTAGAACCAGTTATGAATAATATCTCAAAAGAATATGAAAAAAACAAAATTTTGGATAAACAACATTCGCAACATTTACATACAATGGAAAATACTAACGCATTAATCCAAACTCTTAAATCGACTATCAAAATCCAAGAAAAAGAAATATTAACACAAAAAGATAAGGATACAATGAAAGCGATGCAAGAAAATCTTAAAAAAAATAAACAATCGTTAGTAAAAGCATTTGATCAACAAAAAATAACAGAAAAAGAAATTGAAACCGCAATTACCAACAAAAAATATAATAAAGAAAAAATAAATAAAGAATTTTATTCCTTATCATTATATTTACATTTTAGTTATTTCTTGCATGATGATTGGTGTTGTTCATTGGATCATGGATTATTGCCTAGCAAATCGCATGACAATAGAAAAAAACTATTTTAGAGTTTTTAATTTTTGATATTATTGTAATATCAAAAATTAAAAATTAACGCTATTTCTTTAAATTTTTTCTATTTTAATGGTGGTACCCGGATCTGTTATAATGGATTCGGACATAATATTTTTATTTTTTCTGCCCTGATTAAACAACCAATATATACCGTAAATAAATAGTGCTATCAAAAATAGTAACAATACAAATTTCAAAAAACTCATGCCAGTTATATTTTGGGAAGTTTGATTAGTATTTTCCCAAACATTACGTGCATCCTGTTCTAAATTAAAATTTTCCAATAATTCTGAACCATGTTGTTGTGATGTATAACGTTGTGTTCGGTTTAGGGGAATATTAACGCCGCCCATTTTAATAGATGGACTGGCGTTTTGATTCATGAAATCAGCATTTCTATTGTAAAGCGCACCAACCATTACATCTACATTATGATTAATTTTCTCTTCTGATTGTGGTGAAATTAACATTCCGGAATGGGGTGAAGAACAGATAGCAACATTTTGATTATCCGCAAAGTGTTGTGAAAGTAACGGATTATGATTCATTAATCTGTTTTGAAAATCACTCATGTGTGGGGATTGATCAAATGCTGTATCCAAAGTAGCAAAAGAACCATTTGTTCTACCCAAAACTGTTTGTTCCATATTTTGGCCAATATGACATGACATTCTGTTATAACTATATTGAAGTAAGATTTTCAAAAATACATAACTCTTTAAAGACGCTCTATCCAAAATATTTAATTGTTTATTACAAAAATACGCATCTTTTTTTTAGAATTGAACGATAAAATAAAAATAAGCCAAAAGGCAACCCATTATAGGCTAAATAATGTTTTTAGTGCTTCTCGGATGGTACGGCTCTCTAAAAATATATGCGTTGTTTTGTATTCAAAATTGTGGCTAGTATTATTCACAATCCCACTGTTGATACATATGTCAATCATATTTTCACTCTAGTGGCAACAACAAAAGGCTAAAAAGATACCAGGTGCTGAACAAATAAAAGTAAAACCAGAATCTGTTTATTCAATTTGTACTAACAAAAATACATCCATTGCGGTTAATGGACAGATTCGAATACTAGCAAGATGATTTCTTGGCACGATAATATGAAACAAACTGAAAATATATGTATTTTTTGAGAGAGCCGAATTTTGTTAAAATAATTGATTAATAAAAATTGAATATTAAATTGCCGTAACCAAAATTATTTAAAGCAATACACACATCATTATATATACATTCGGATACATTCATGTCAACTACAATCAATAAACGTGTCATTAAAGATATTTTTGATGGTATGAAAAATTTAAAAAATGAATTTGGTATATATATTGCACCCGAAGAAAATGACTATTATAAGGTTCATTTTATTTTACCAGGACCAGAAGATACTCCTTTTGAGGGTGGATTATATCATGGAATGATTCGACTTAATAATGATCATCCACTAAAACCTCCGAATATTCACATGATTACACCAAGTGGTCGTTTCACTCCCGAATCGTATCCTATTCCAAATGGAAGTCGTGGAATATGTACAACATCAACTGCATTTCATCCGGAATCATGGACACCAGTGAATAATATCGAAACCGTATTGAAAGGATTTATTTCTTTAATGTGTGATCCATATGACGGTGGTATTGGTAGTATGAAATCAACATCCGATCAAACGAAAAAATTAGCAAAAGATAGTATTGATAATCTTAAATCTGACAAATCATTTAAAACTTTTTTTCCTGATTTGTATAAAAGTTTAGTAAATAAAACATACAAACCAATTAAATTGGGAGATCTTTCGAAAAAAATCAACGATAATAAATTACAACCAGATATTGTAGATGTGAATGATAATACACAAGAAAAAATCGTGAATAAAAAATCCATCAAAAAAAATAAAAAAATACAATCTGATTCGGATTCAGATAGTGAAATTATTGATGTCTCAGATAGTGACTCCGAAATTGATTTAGACAGTGATTTGGATAATAATAACAAAAACAAAACTAAAAATAAAACTAAAAATAAAACTAAAAAGTCACAACCCAAAACAAAATCCAAAAATAAAAAATTAATCAAAAATGATACTACAGATGACGATAGCGATTTAGATAGCGATTTAGATAGCGATTTAGATAGTGATTTAGATAGTGATTTAGATAGTGATTTAGATAGCGATTATAATAACAAAAATAAAAGAAATAAAACTGTTAATAAAAAATCACAATCCAAAACAAAATCCAAAAATAAAAAACCATCACCAAAAAAAACTGTAAAAAATGTATCCAAAAAACATAAATAAAAGGTATTAATTAATACAACCCAATTTTTATTCCAATAAATTTTTTATTGAAATAAAAATAATATGTATATATGAATTGTTATTTTGCGTTTATTTTGTCACAGTAAATATAAATAATATGTGTATATGTCTAACGAAAATAATATTGGATTATACGAAAAAGGTATAAAAAAAACAAAACTTGTTTGCACACAAAAAAATAATAATAAAATAATTTTTAATTTTGCCGAAACCAACAAAGATACAATTTATAATTTTTCTTGTGACAAGGAAAATGTTGATAAAATTCAATGTGTCATATTATATCTAAATAATTGTACAATAGAAAGTGTAGCGCCGTCCAAATACGGCTTTATTTCATTTTGTAATGGTGTCAAATTTAAGCCGTCACTTACGCAAATTCAAATTGGTGTTGTCTGCAAAAATGATTGCGTCACCGATCAAATGGATAATGGAATAAATATATACGCAATACATAACAATAAAATCACTTCAGATAAGGGTAATGATTCAGTTTGTTTTTATTTTGTTAGTTTGACCGATCAAGAATTCCAACCACAGTCACTACTTAATACATGTTTTAATAATATCTTAGTGAGATCTGATAATATGTATGGATTAAGATATGCGGGCTAATTATCTTCGTCAATTTCAGATTCGGAATCATCAGAATCGGATTTTTCTGGTTCAAATTCTTTGTCCACAACAATTTCTGGAATTTTAATGATTTTTATGGTGGCGCTATTTTTTTCCAAATCCGATTTAATAAAATTAATAACATTATTGATAATATTAATGGCTTCCTCTTTATTATCAGTTTTTATAGTTATGGAATAGTATGGAGATTTTACGAGTTTAATTTTAAAAGGAAAATCATTGCTTGACATTGCGTAAGCATTTATCAATGTATTTTTAATAATATTAATACCAGATGTTTCAATACAAGTAATTTCCATTATGGCTTCCAATAAAATATTCTTTTCCTTGAATTTGATGGCGAGTGCTTTATGGAAACAATCAATCCATACCGAATCAATATTTTGTAATTTATTTTCATAAATGCTATTAAAATCTTTTGATGCTAATTTCAATGAAGCTATGATAGTTTCAGGATTATCTGAAATATTCCAAATAAATGTTTGATATATTGTATCAATTGGAATCGAAATATTGTTTTCTCTTTGTATTTTATTGGAATAAAGATTAACAAAATCTTGTATTGTTTTAAGCATGCGATAATTATTATCACATATTTTTGCATCCGTTTCCGAAACATGCTTTTTAGAAAGTGTAATATTTTTATTTTTATCGTTAACAGTTTGCACACAAGCAGCAAATTTTTTGCCAATAGTTACGACCCGATTAATGGAACGAAATCTAGATCTTGATAAATCGCTTAATATAATTAGGCCTTCAATATTATCATATTCAATAAGATTAACATAAACGCCAAGATCGGTAATTTTGGTTGGTATAACCATTGTTATATCATCAATAGCGGGAAATTTAGTAGGTCTCATAATAGTATATTATGATATGTATGTGAGTAAGGTTTATGTTAGATAAATATTCACACAAAAATAAAATTGAAAAAGTTATGCACGACAACTAAATATGTTATATTGTAATATATTTAATAGGTGCATGTACTTAACAAATACGTTTGATACAGATTATCATGTTATTATGAATTTAGATTTAAAATCCATTATCGTGTTATCGGAATTGAACCATCATTTTAATGGAGTGATAAATAATTTAGAAGAAATTAAACAATTAAAATTTCTTTTGATAAAATTTGCTAGGAACAATAAAATTAAAAATTTAATGAATGACTTTTTGGTACAAGCTTGTAAATATGAATTATTTGCATTGATTAAATTTTTGGTTAGAAAAGGTGCCAATATTCATATTAATGATGATGTGTTTAGTTTCACTATACAAAATAATAATTTACCTATTTTAAAATTTTTGTTGGAAAATAGTCCAAATAAAAAAAAAATAAATATCGAGTACACTCTTGAATGGGCCGCATTTTATGGATGTTTAGACATAATTAAATTCGTAATAAAAAAAGGAGCTAATATTCACACAAATAATGATTATGCATTACGCATTAGTTGTGAACATGGGCGGTTAAATATTGTACAATATTTAGTAGAACATGGTGCCGATATACAAGTGGATAATGCATGTACTTTATTATTAGGATCGGCATATGGTCATGTAGGTATTGTAAATTTTTTAATAAAAAATGGCGTCAATATTCACATAAATAATGAACATGCTTTAGTATTGGCAGCTAGAAATGGACACACTAATATAGTAAATTTGTTAATTAAAAACGGTGCGGATGTACATACTAATAATGAATATTTACTGGGATGGACTGCGGAAATGGGTCATTTGGAAGTGGTACAAAGTTTAGTAGAAAGTGGTATTAATATTCATTCTCACAATAATTTCGGATTAAGAAAAGCTGCCACCAATGGTCATTTAGAAATTGTTAAATATCTTATGGAAAAAGGTTGTGACATACATACGTCTAATGATGATGCTTTCAAACAAAGTGCTAAAAATGGTCACATTGATTTAGTTTATTTTTTGTTGAAAAATGGTGCAGATGTTCATGCAAATGATGATTATGCATTTAGATGGGCAGCGAGGAATGGTCATATTAAAATGGTTATTTGTTTGGTAGAAAATGGTGCCAATATACATGCGGCATCCGAATATGCACTTAGATGGAGCGCAAGAAAAGGATATCATGATATTGTTAAATATTTAGTTGAAAAAGGAGCAAATATAAACGTTAACAATAATTATGCACTTAAATGGAGTAGTCGTTGCGGATATACAAAAATAACTAAATTTTTAAACAATATTTAATAAAAAATTGATTGATTTAAATATTATTTAATGATATTATAGTATATCATATCACAATACAATGGCACACAATAACAAGGTACAGGAAATAATTGATCATATTAAAACATATTTTACCGATGAATATGAACCAATTAGCGAGGAAAGTTTTCTAGAGATTTATGAGGAATATGTTAATTTTGTATGTGGAACAGAATCAAATGACGATAAACTGACACGCATTTCAAATAAATTATATCAACAAATGGAAAGTGTTGGGATGGAAGTAATTGAAAAGAAATCGCGAGAATATTATACAATTTTGGAAGATGGGCTAAATGATGAGTTAAATAGAGCCAATATTGTGATTAATACTAAAGAAAATGATGAGACACCAAATAATATGTTTAACAAGACTCTTTCTCAACCAAAACGAATCAAAAAAACGTTTGAAGATATTATGGTAGATATTTTTGATAATATGGAAAAAATAAATAGTGACAATAATAATTATTCAAAAAATTGCTCTTCCGTATATAGTTTATTTAAGGACGCTATTACTATTATATCGGATACCGATTTGGAATCAGAACAAAAAAACAATTACGAAGTGCTTTTCGATGAGGTTATGAAAGAATTTAAAGAAATTTTAGCGCAAAATACTGACGAACAATAATATTTATGTGACATAAAATTTTGTTAAAAGTTTATTATTATGAACAATGGTTAATAATAATGAATTTATGTATTTAATGCCGGGAAATTGGTTTGAACTAAAAAATATTAATCACGATAAAACACATCCATATGATCAAGATACATTTATTAAGGAAATTTTTGATCAGGTTACTAATAGATCCGATAAATTAAATTTTATTGAATTAACATTTGGAAAAAAATATTCCAAAAGTGTGGTCCAAGATATTCAATTTCATTTAGATGAAAAAAAATTTAAAATGATGTCACAAATATTACAAACAGAAAAACGTCACCCAATTATAACATTTCATGGAACATCCAATTTAAATGCTGTTAATTCTATTTTGGATAATGGATATATTATTCCTGGTGACAAAAATAAAAATAATGTAGCCATAAAAAAAACACATGGATCTGCTTATGGAATCGGGATATATAGTTCACCATTTTTTGATAAAGCAATGTATTATACTACTCCGGATAATACAACGTATGCATATGTGCTAATCAACATTGTATATTTGGGAACAATGAAACTAATTCCGCCTGGTGGTAAATTTAATAATCATAATGCACCAATAAAAGGTATTTATGATGATGGATGCAATACCAGAATTGTTTATGGATTGGAACAACTCGTTTCAGCGGATGCCGATCGAGTAATACCCGTTGCCGTAATGGCGATTAACATCAAATAATTGAATTATAAAGACACCAATCACCATAATGACGATTAACATCAAATAATTGAATTATAAAGACACCGATCACCATAATGACGATTAACATCAAATAATTGAATTATAAAGATATTCAATGTATTAACTTAATATACTATAAAAAAAAAATGGAAAACCAAAAATCAGATAAATCATTCAGACCTGTTGATTTTACGGAAATTATAAAAATGTATGTATGTGGTCCAACTGTTTATTCAGATTCGCATTTAGGTCATGCACGCACATACATGATTGTAGATTTAATTAATCGTGTAATGACAAATTTATTAAATAAAAAAACTTTTTTGGTGATGAACATAACGGATATTGACGATAAGATTATTAAAAAAGCGGCCGAGTCTAATACGGATTGGATGGTTGTTGCCAAAACATATGAAAAATCATTTTTTGATTCAATGTCGAAACTAAATATAAAACTGCCCGATACGATTATTCATGTATCGGATGTATTGGATAAAATTACGGAGTACATTCAAAAAATTATTGATAATGGTTTTGCATATGTTACAAGTGATGGTTCCGTCTATTTTGACACCGATGCATATGTAAAAGAAGGATATTATTTCGCCGGATTGGTTGATGATGATGAATCTGCTTACCAATCGGAATTACCTAAAACACTTTTACAACAAAAAAGAAATAAAATAGATTTTGCCCTATGGAAAGGAAGATTAGTATCAGAAATTGGTTTTAATGCTGAATTTAGTTTCGGTGGACAAGTAATTAAATCTTGGGGACGACCAGGTTGGCATATTGAATGTTCAACCATGATACATCAAACTATTGGCCAAGATCTGGACATACATTTTGGCGGAATCGATTTAAAATTTCCACATCATCATAATGAACGTTTACAAGCGCATGCTTATTATCATCCAAAATTTAAACCTGATACTAATAATTCAACCCAGTATGTTGAATGGTCAAATAATTTTCACCATGTTGGACATTTGTGTATCAAAGGTCTTAAAATGTCCAAATCCCTAAAAAATTTTACTACAATTGATGAAGCATTGAAATATATCACCACAAATCAATTAAGATGGTTATTTATTTTACATAAATGGACTGACCAAATGGATTTTGATGATAATACTATGGAACAAGCCAAAAATTTTGATGTGATGATAACAAATTTTTTTAATAGAATAGTTAATTATCCATTTGACAAAAAAAATGTAACATACAAGGAAACGGAATTTGGACTTTTGGGTTTGTTTGAAAAAAATAAAAATAAAATAGTTTCCGAATTATCTGTTTTTAATTTTGATTCGATTACCAGTTTGTTAGCCGAATTAATTGGCAAAACTAATGCATATATTGATATTGGAAATGCAAATGAAAGTTTGGTTCGTAAAATTTATGATTGGCTTCAAAATCTAACAAATATTTTGGGTTTTGTTTATCAAACATCAACCAGTACGTCCGTATCCGATATTATGAATGTGCTAATTGAAACTCGCAATAGTATTCGATCACTGACACGAGAAAAAGGGTTAGATATTGGTATTAAAAAAAAATTATTTGAAATATTGGATACTGAAAGAAATCTAAAATTGCCAGAAATTGGTATTGTATTACAGGATACCAAAGAATCTAGTTCATGGTTTCAAAATTAATACAAGATATAATTTTATCGTAACGTATTATAATAAAATTATAGAAATAATGGTAAAATATCTAATTCATTGTACACGCACGATTAATCTTGCCAAAATTATCCGAGATAAAAAAATTAAAACAACCGAATCGTTGGATGGCGGCAATGGAAACATGGGCGAAACAGATGTAACTTATTTTTCTTTTTTTTATCCAAGCCCGAATGCTAAAATTATCAATGCAAATAATTTAGCAGAAATACACGATGATGATAGGAATTGCATTTTAATAAAAGCACACGATGTTTTTAAAAAATATAGGTATTATTACATTGCTTCTAACTATAATTATGGTATTGTACATGATTCGGATAGAATATCGGATCGTTTATACAATTTGGTACAAAAATCGGGAGATATTGGGGATCTTTATTATAAAATTTTACATGACAAACAAATGTCACCACAATGTAAAAATACTTTAATCAAAACATCTAGACTAAAAGAATTATTCCGATTTAAAAATAAACCGAATTTGAGCCCAAAAGAAATATTTAAAGCAACCAGTTCTAATTTATGGGAAATCGGGTTTTTTGAAGATATAAATTTTGATACTATGTCATATAAAATTGCTATCGGAATAGATTTAGAAAATTTGGTCAACAATTACCAGCGCTATCTAAAATAATTATTATATATTTTGATACATAATAATTAATAATTGATTATTCCAATCTAACGGTATTTTCGATAATTTTATTATTTGTTTTATCATACTCAAATGATAAAATAGTTAGATATGGAGTAGTACCAGGATCCAACATTAAACCAGGATAAAGTGTTTGCAAATAATTAATATATATTTTAAGTACCTCACCATGTGTAACTACAATAAAATCACTATTGTTTTTTTCTATTAATTTTGATATTATATATTGCACTCTCTTTCCAAAATTTTCATAACATTCTGGGTATGCAAAATCCGTTATTTCGCCATTAAAAGTCGTTGGTATACCATCAGGATATAAATTTATTCGATGTTTGAATCCAGGCTGATATTCTGCTAACAAGGGTTCAATTACAATTTTGGAATGCGGGAATGATGAATTAATTTCGGTAGATGTTGCAATTGTTCTGGTATATGGTGATGTATATATATGCTTTGGACTGAAATTATTGGCTGCCATTTCTTTTCCTTTAGTATTGGCAATTTTATGCCCATTTGTAGTTAATGGAGAATCTGCCCAATATTGTCCAAGACAAAGTAACCAATAAAATGGATGAGTATAATCTAATCTTTCTGAATGTCTAATAATTTTAATCTGCACCATGCTAATATATTCTATTAATATTTTATTCTTATAATATTATATATATAATGTTTAAGGATTATCAATTTTTATGACTAATAATTGGTAGTCAAAATATTGGCTTTTGGCTTCGTGTATAATTTTATTTACACAAAAAAATTGAATAAAATATATTTTGTATCACAAAATATAATTCGTTTTGGTTATTAATATTATACAATGGAATCTAATAATAAAAATAATAATTTTATTCAAGTACCAGTTATTAATAAAACGGAATCATTGTTTGCGCGTGATACGCAAAATCCATCAATAATACTAAAAGAAATTTCACTAGAAGCACAACAATTAATAGCCACTGAACCGTATACTATAACTGCTAAAACTGATGGTACATGTGGTATTATTTGTTGTGTTTCAAAAGATAGTTATCTGTTGATGCGAAGACAAGATATTAGGCTCAAAAGTAGAAATTATGATATGGTCGTGAACAATGGCGAGAGTACTATTTTTGCTGGTTCCAAATGTTTTGTAACAAAAATGATTCGTGGATCAGGAAAATCCGAAAGAATTGTTCCATTATATATTTTTCAGTTGACGGAAAATAATAAACCGGAAATCGAATACAATCATGTTATTGGTTTTACACCGATACTGCATGATTTTGCTGATGACAAATATGCCGTAACTGCTATTGATGGAATTAATGGAAGTCCCGAATTAAAATTATTCACAACTGTGTTTTCTGGAAATCTAGATGTTGAGGTTAAAAGTGTTTTATGTTCTGAAATTTTGCAAGGTAATAATTTACTGACAGTCGAAATTTTAGGTTCCAAAATTTCGAATAAATATGGATTTTCAAATGATAACCATATTATAAATATACATGGTTCAATTACTTATCCTACAGAACATACTCCAGAATTAAATTATGATTATCTAAAAAAATGGTTTGAGTCTGATTCCACAAATCGATGGGCCAATGTAGAAGGAATTGTTATCCATTTTCCGTTATCTAATCGGCGTTTTAAAGTCCATCGTGGTCATGTGGATTTAGAATCTACTTGGAAGATGAAAAAAGAATCAGGTATTAAATTTATTCATTAATTATAATTATGGTATAATATATTTCTATTCATTGTTATTATTATAATTTGTTATTATAATAATAATGACAACATTATCTTCACCAGCGATCTATGTTAGATGTTCAAGTGGATTTGGAAATAAAATATTTGATCTTATTTCCGCAATATATCTCAAAAATAAATACAACATGGATGTTTATTTTGCAATTGATAAATCCATTCATGACGATCCAGATGATCCTTTTTTTGGTAACATATTTTATAAATCATACACCAAAATTAAATATATTTATATGAAAAAATATTATCGTCTTGAAAAATCATTACCAATAGGGGAACTCTGGATAAGTGATTTGGATAAATTACCAGAAAAAATACTCACAAATATTCGTTTTAGTGGTCTTTATCGTTTTGCCTATTTAATGTACTCAACTTTTGATGATTTTGATAAAAATTTATTTGAAATTAATCCCAAAGTACTCGACAGTAAAATATACGAAAAATACATTGTACAAATGAATAGTAATTATGCTTGTGTGCATATTCGATATGGTGACAAATTATGTTATGGTTTAGAAGAATTTAAACAAACAAAATACACACCGTACATGCTACCAATATATACTCCAAATTATTATATTGACCAAATCAATGAATTACTCAAAAAAAATTTGAGTGAAATTTTGGTTATGACCGATTCTATCGCGCTAGTGGAAAAATATATAATTGATAAATTCAAAAATAATCCAAGGGTAGTTTTATTTAATAGCCATTATATTGATTCTTTTTATTTATTAACCAAAGCGCAATATATTATTATGAGTTACAGTACATTTTCATTTGCGGCTGGATATTTTAATCCGATTGCCATGTGTTATTTAGTTAAAAAATATGTTACTGATAAAGAAAAAGATTATGTTTACGAGGACGATGCGATTTCTCCAAAATGGCTTATTATTGATGACAAAGATTATATTTTAAATTTTAACCAAAAATTGCTCAAGGAAATGGTAATATATTATGCCAATTGCAATAAATACATAAAAAATTTATCAGGTGGAAACCAAAATGATTTTAATGACAATGCCAAAACGGTGAAAAATCAAATACTTGACGATTTTGTTAACACTGGTCCGATTACCATAACCAAAACTCGTATTGGATCAAAACTAGTTATAAATGGTACACTTAATTTCCATAAATTATTTGTTGGTAAGATTTGTAAAGTTTATGGTTCGGTTTATGGTGATATAGGTAATTTTAATAAATTTAATGTTTATGGACGACTTGAAATCCGCTCAGTATCAATAGAAAAATTATTATGTTATGGGGAAATATATGCCGAAAAAATATCCATCAAAAATAAGGCATCAATTGTTGGTCAAATTTATATCATTAATTCTAATATTGAAAACATCGAAATAGTATCGAATCAAACTAAATTTAATAAATGTGATATAGGTACATTAATTATAAATAATAATGATAAAAATCCAAGGAAAATTCTTATTGAAAATTCAAAGATTGATGAAATAATTATTATTGGAAATTTGTTGGATATTCTGGCCGATTCCAGTACTAGAATTGGCAAAATTATAAATGGTACGATTCTAATTGATTTATAAAAAATTGAATTTATTAACTGTATATCCAGTTTATATACATATAATATTTTCAAATCATTAATGTCTGCAACAATTATTGAAGAAATTAAATCAGTTTTAAATAAAATTGAGGATTGGGATTTATCAACCTTTGATTTTGATATTCCTGATTCAAAATTTATTACGGAAAATAACCCAGTAATTGATATTGAAAATTTAATAAAACCACCGAATTTTAATGAGTGTGCTGAACTTTCTGTTGGAACAGATGGTCAATCTATTGTACTAAATGACGAACAACTGCGACAACTTCGAAAAACCGGAACATTTACTGTACCAAGTCTAAAATTTGAGGGACATAATCATGTATGGCTCATTAGTAAAATTTTACAATCAGGAACTGATAATATTAAAGAATCATTATACACTGGGTTAGCCAGTATGTGTAAACATCTAGTTATTCATATTCCAAAAAGAATATATCAAGGAAAATATGTTACATTGTTAAATAGTTTAAAAGAATTTGGGAACGGCCTACTAGATATTCCGTCACAATTTTTGGGGTGGAAACATACTCAAAAAAAACATCCGGACCATGTCATTCATGCCAAGCTATCCGAATTTATAGAACAATCTATTATTGACGCATTAGTTATGTGCTACCAACAAAACAACGGTAATAAAAAAATTATATTTGAGACATCAGACCAAATTTATATTGGTATTATTGTTAGTAAATATCGCGAAATAATTAAATCTCTGGAACAACCATATCAAAATTTAAAAAACAAATGGAATAAAAATCAAGTCGAGCAACGGCAAAAATTATATAATAAATTCAACAATAACGAATTATCACGAAAACAAATTCTTAAAAAGATTGCGAATGAAGAAATAATCTTAATGCAAAATGATATATTACGCCTGATCGAAAGTAATTTATCAAAAACCGAAGCAAATTATTTAATCAATTTAATAAAATCTATTTGTGTGGTGCGAAACAAATTCTCCGAATATTTTCAAAATAAAAATTCAGCATTAAAATTTCATTCCCAGTATCTAAAAAATATAAATCCAATTTTATCCCGCATTCCTGAATGGCTCGATAATCAGTTAATAAAATTTGAAAAAGAATGGAGCCAAAATCATCCACTTGATGAATTATTTGCTACAATTTCCGATGAATTACATGGACAGGAAAAATATATATTTGATGCGCATTTATCCGCTAAAAAATCTTTGGAATATGCAAATCTTGAAATGGAATTAAACAATGAAACAGTACCATCGAGAATTTTTGATTATGAATTCAACATTTGGAACCCAGAATATTGGACCGTAGAAAATATTAATGGTGGATATCATTTGGTAAAACATCGTAAGATAAAAAATAAAACATCGTATCCTGGATGGCGTATTGTTAATGTTGCTATGGGTGCAGGAAAATATTTTAATAATGGATGCTACTTTTTATTATCAAATATGATGTTTGGTAAGTTTGGTTTGAGATCTTTGTTTGGCATAGAAGATTTTCATACCGATTATGTAGTCAATTATGAAAATGGTCATACAACACATAAATATCAGTTTGCCACATGGTTTGGTAAAATTGTATCACTTTGGAAAAATATTTCTAAATCACGAAATGATTTTGAAAAAAAACCCGGAACAGGAATACTCAGCAAAAATATTACTAGGATAATCAATATTTGTTGGAATTATTTATTTAAAGGTTTATTTGGTACTGGAATAATTTTTATTGGTCATCCATTATTGGTTTTAATAAATATTATCATTAGTGCCATTGGTACATTGACATCACCAATATGGTCTCCTGTTATTGCAATGGTTAAATATTTATGGAATATATTTATTTATGATTTTGATGCCGAATCCAATCAAGAATTTAAATTTTTCCCGTTGTTAAGAATCATTATAGAAAAAATATTTATTAGAGGTTTTGGGCAATTTATTCTAGCAACTAGTGCCATTGCATTCCACTTAGTTGCAGCCGCTACTGTTGCTGTATGGACATTATCCACAAATTTCATTAAATATTTATACGATTATGGTATCTATCATTTAATACTAAAAAATCGTGCAAAAATACCCAGCAATGATGATTTTTTGGTTCGCAGAATTGCTGGTCCGGGTCTGAGTTCAAATTATTATTATTTAATAGACTATCGTATGGCTATACTTTTATTGGAATTTAAAATGGAAAATATCCAAATGGAGATATATAAACAATCAATTATCAAAAAAATAAATTCTCCCCGAAACAATTTATTAGATTTTTATAAAGAATTCTCCATAGTTGGTTTACAAGCAGACCACCAAAAAGATCCAATTAAATCTTTTACCAATACAAAAAATGTTCTGGAAAGGAAATTATCAGAAATCGAGGCGGAATATTGGAAAAAACATTGCATCAAAGGAAAATTATCAAAATGTAATAAAAATATAATTCGTATGGATCAAACCAATTTATCTGATGCCATTAAATATGGGAGCAAATTATGCGAATCAATTGTTCTAAACAACATATTACCTGGCCTTAATGAAACAGATAAAATATCATTCTGGACAAGAAAAAATTTAAATCTAAATGATTGGTGTGGTCTGACGATTTATTACTATCGAGAAATATTTGGTGATTCGGTTACTGTACCATTTGAAGACACTGATCAGAATGGTTTTCATTTGACTATGGTAGAAACGAATTTTAATAAATTTATTCAGAATATTTTTGATGGTTACAATGATCACGATTTTAATGTAGAAACACATGATGCGATTATTGATCACAATAATATACCAAAATCAAACATAAAAATAGTTACACCCGATAATATTTTATCAACCGAACAATATGAATATATGCTTACACTAAACGAAAAATATTTACAAAACTATTTACAAAAACATGGGTGCATATTGTCAGGGTAGTAAATCCATATAAAAGTATATAAATTTATTTATTATAATTGCAATAATGAGATCCAAAGAAATTCTCAAATTACTTAAAGTTTCAAGAGTTACTTTATCATCTTACGTTA